TGTAATGTAATAATTCTATCATTATGTTGAACGCCATTTACTAGGGTATCAAATTTTTTTTTAGATTTATTATTTTCTATTTTATAAATATTTGAACCACGCAATTCTTTCCATAAATCATCAAAAGGGATAGTTAATAATTTATTTTTTTCTTCATTAGACATTTCATCTATTTTTTGTTTAATTTGAATAATATTTTTTGTATTATATTTACCGTATATAAAATCAATATATCCAAAACTATCTTTTCTTCGAATCATTAAATAATAATGAATATTATTAATTTTTTGTAAAAGTATCATACCACAACTAATAATTGGTAATTTACATTGATGTAATACATGACCATTTTTAGAACAATTATTACACAACATGTGTTTTATTATAAATAAATTTACTTTTATATTAAATAAACAAGTTCGTAATATATTATTAATACTTCGTGTAGAGAAAATGATTTCTTTCTTTTATTAATCAATGAATGAAATGATTATCGAACCAGAAGTATGGGGTCCTCATTATTGGTATATTTTACATACGATCGCTTTTTGTTATCCATTATATCCAAATTCAATTACCAGAAAAAAGTATTATGAGTTCGTTCATAACTTGCATATATTTATTCCGAATAAAAATATTTCAACAAGTTTCAGTCAATTATTAGAGAAATATCCAGTTACTCCTTATTTAGATAATAGAGAATCATTTATACGATGGACACATTTTATACATAATAAAATAAATAAAAAACTAGATAAACCAATAATTTCTCTACAAGAGTTTTATAATACATATAAAAAGAAAAATAAAAACATAAATAAAAATAGTATTCAATTCAAAAAATGGATAAAAAGAATCTTATATTTTGTAATATTATTTATATTTTGTGGATTAATATATTATTTATATAATAAATAATTATATATAATATATGAAACAAGGAGGAAAATTAATTGAATCAGGTGGGTTTGGTTGTATTTTTAAACCACAACTCAAATGTAATCCTAATTATGTAATTGCTGGAGATAATAGTTATTTTGGTGATAATGGGATATCAAAATTAATGAAAACAAAACATGGCGTGAATGAATATAACGAAATAAAAAGATTTATTCCTATTTTAAAAACCATTCCAAATTATAAAAATTATTTTATAATATCAGATTATACATTATGTAAACCGATGCCATTATCTGCTTCAGATTTAATTGATTTTAATAAGGTAAAATGTTCACCATTAAAAAAAGTAAACATTACATCAAAAAATATAAATGAAAATTTAGATGAATTATTAGCGATCAATATGCCATATGGAGGAAATGATATCGATGAATTTATAAAAAAAACAATATATGAAAGAAATATAATTGTTATTTTTAATGAAAAAATGATTGATTTATTAACCAACGCAATTATTCCAATGAATAAAAGGGGGATATTTCATGGAGATTTAAAATCAAATAACATTTTAGTAAATATAGAGAATAAAAAAATGTTTTTAAGAATTATAGATTGGGGGTTATCTGGAATCTATATTCCAAATATTACAAACGAATCTCAATTTTCAGAGAGTGGATTTAGAGATGATTGGAAATTAATTCCTTCAAAATTCAGAGATAGACCATTTCAATATAATGTTCCATTTTCAAGTATTTTATTTTCAAAAAAATTCAATGACATTTATAGTAATTTTTTAATGTCAAAAAATGGAAATTTTACGAATCACGATATAAAAGATTTTGTAATTAGTTTCTTTGAAGATTATGTAGATTCATATAGGTCGGGTCATTTATCCACATTTAATTCTATTTTTAAATATCATAAAAAATTAATTTCTCTTCTTTCAGAAGATAGTAATCCTATTAGATTAAATAATAGAAAAATATATTCTAATATAGATTATATATATAAATATATTTATGATATATTAATAAAATTTACCAAACCATATTCATTTGATGTCTTGGCTTATTTTAGTCAAGTCTATACAAAGAATATGGATGTATGGGGTTTTGTAATGTCTTATGTTGCTTTGTGTGATAATGCAAAAAATATTATGTACAATAATTATAATCAAAAAGTAAGTAATAATATGAAAACATTATTAGAAATTTTATTAAAATATAGCGCTACCCCTATTGATATAACAGAAATAAAAAAAGCATTGTTGTATTTTAATTATCAAATAGAAACAAAAAAGATAAAAATAAAAAGAAAAACTAGAAAAAATAAATATAATAAATAATATTATTATGAAATTAGAAATAATAATATTATTTATAATTGGTTTTATTGTTATTAATATATATTATGATTGGAAATTCATAAAAATGTTTCATTTATATAAAAAATATTTTACGATTGCTGTTGTGATTGTTTTAGGATTAATTGTATATTTATTAATAAAAAGAGATCCATTACAAACAAAAAAAATACTATTATATGCCAACAATATGGTAAAATATATGCCGATTGATAAAAAGGCGATGGATGTTATTTCTCCTATATTGGATTTTACAAAAGAACCAAATGCTTCTTCTTCTTTTATGACAGATATGAATAAATCAATAAATAATATCAAAGCAACAAAACGGTCTGTTTCGGAAACAAAGAAAAAATTTGTAGCTTCACAACAAAATTGGAGATGTGGGCAATGTAATGCTCAATTGAATCATACTTATGAGATTGATCATAGAGTTCGATTAGAATATGGTGGAAGTAATGATGTGAATAATTTGGTAGCTTTATGTAGAAATTGTCACGGCGTGAAAACAGCAAAAGAAAATATGTAATATATATATGGAAAAAAAAAAGGAAGAAAATTCAAAACATATATTAACATCATTTAATTATGACTACATTAAAACATTTTTTTCTGGTGATTTGACCTTATCCATAATATATTTTTTATCTATATTAATATTTATAATTATTATATTTTCTACTGATTATATTACAATCAGTGTATTATTTTCTATCTATTTTTTTTATTTGTTTTTTCATCAAATATATAAAATATATCATTCCAAGGATAAAGAAATAGGATATACAACAATTATTATACCCAGTTTTTTAATTGTTGTAGCTATTATTGTTAATTTTATACTTCCTAGAAATGAGTCGATTAGTGATGATATAAATAATCCAAATATGGAAGGGTCTGTTATTGTTATTATTTATTCAACAATTATTTATAGTATTTTATTTACACTTTTTTTAGTTTATAATACTTATAATAATAATAAATTTTTATTATTAGGAATTTCTATTTTTTTTATAATTTCATATATATTATTTGAAATAACTAAAAATAGTATTTCTTCTTCTTCAACCAATACACATAAAAAAAATACAATTTTTACAAATATATTATTACTTGTACCTTGTTTATTTTCTATTATATATCTTTTTTTCTTTTTTATTAATCACTTGAAAAATATTTTAGGTTTTGGATTATCTACAGGCCAATCCAATTTATTATATAATCCTAAATTTGTAGAGAAAATACAAGAAGACCCTACTATTCAAACTATGAGTGCAATATTAAATAAAAATTATGTAAATATATTAATTTTGTTTTATTATATAATTATATTTATTTGTTTTGTTATATTTTTAGTTTCAGCAAATAAAACAACAACGTCGTGTAATTTTGGTAATTATTCTATTTATGTATTGAATGCTTTGATAATAGTTATATTATTATATTTGACAATCGAGATGACAAATAGAGGAAAAATAAAAATGGAATCTGATACATTTGCGAAATATTTTAATTTACCAAAAAAAAATTTATTAGAAAATGTAAAGCTTGATATGACATCGGATGATAATTCAAAAATATTTTTTTTAATTATTTATAATATTATTATCTCAAAAGTATTTAATGATGATTGTTTCTCTATAATGAATAAATATCCTTCTTTAATTATATTAATATCATACGCAATCACAATTGGTATTTATTACAAAATAATTAATTCAGAAAATAAGAGTAAAAACGCATCTAATATTTTATTGTATTTTATTGTCTTGATTTTATTTATTGCTGTGATATTATCAATTAATACGAGTAAAGTTGGTAGTATATCTTCTTTTAATGGAACGATCTCTCCTTACATTTATTCTATTATTGCTTTCTCTATTATATTTGGTGTTTCTTATATTTACATTTATGTAAAGACATTAAATAGTTCCGTAAAAGATAACGATTTTATAAAATCATTGACATATTCATTATTTATTTTATTTGGATTATTTTTCTTTTTCACATTAATAAATTGGATAATTGTTTTATTTAAAACATTTACATTTACAAAATCCAGTATTCTTGGAATTATACTTAATGTGGCAATTATTATTACGTTAATGGCTATTTTATTCAAAATGATTTCTTACAGTTCATATTATAAAGAAAGTCCATTTTTACAAGTAGTAATAGGTAGTATATTTTATATTCCTTGTTTATTTATTTCTCTACTTAATCGAATTACAGGAATTTATAAAAGCAATAGAGAAAATATTTCTTCTGGATTTAATTTCAATTGGACTGACTTTTTATTATTAATTACTATTATAGTGTTATATATATTATATTTTAATTTTACAAATATGTATACAAAATATTCATCACAAGGTGGAAATCTTTTATTAAAAGAGCCATTAAATACAGATAGTAAAAAATTATTATCTTCTTATGATTCATTAGTAACTCAAGAAAATCAAGTTCATTCTTATAATTATGGGTTATCGTGTTGGTTATTTATTGATGGAAATAATACAAATGATATATTTTATTCGCTGATAGATTATGGTGGGAAACCAAATATACAATATAGAGGAAGTGACAATACATTTATGATTACAATCGATAATAAATTAGTAAATGGTCAACCCATAAAAGAAAAAGAAAATTTAGACGAATTTGGAAATATAATAATATATAAAAATAATGATTTATTACTTCAAAAATGGAATAATATAGTAATTAATTATAAAAGTGGTATATTAGATATATTTATAAATGGTGAGTTAATTCAATCATTTAAATCATACATTCCTTATATGAGAAAAGATAATATTACTTGTGGAGATAAAAATGGAAATCATGGGGGAATATGTAATGTAGTTTATTTTGATAAATCATTAAATTTAGTTCAAATTCAAAATTTATATAATTCAGTAAAAGATCTGAATCCTCCTATTTTATTAAATTTTTATGACAATTTATTCATACACTCTCTGAAAATAGAGAATATAACACACGCGCTAAGATTAAATCAAATTGATACAGATAAATATTTAACATTATAATTGTTAATATAATATAATTATTATATATAATTATATTATTATGAATATTGGAACTATTATTTTAATTGTTGTGATTATAATTTTATTGTATTGGTTAATAAGTGGATATATAGTTAATAAAAATATATTGACTTCTTTGGCTGATGCTACAGTTCAACAGACTATATCAGCAAGTTCTTTAGCATCCAGTAATACTCCAGGAAATTCTAATTTCGCATATTCTATTTGGTTTTATATTAATAATTGGAATACTAGATATGGTCATCCAAAAGTAATATTTGGAAGAATGCTTGAAACAACATCTACACCAGACCCTGATACCGGAATTTCTGGAAAATATCCTTCACCTGTTGTTATTTTAGGAGCAATTTCAAATGATATCGATGTTACAATTACATTATATTCATCTGGTGTAGCATCAGGTGGTTCTCTAGCAAATAAATATGTCGAACATACTTGTCGTGTTTCTAATATACCTATACAACAATGGGTAAATTTTACAATGAGTGTTTATGGAAGAACATTAGATATGTATATCAATGGAAAACTTGTGAGAACATGTGTTTTACCAGGTACTGCTGCGGTAGAGACAAATAATGATTTGTATGTTACACCATTAGGTGGGTTTGAAGGGTCAACAACAAAACTTGCTTATTATCCATATCCACTAAATCCAGAACAAGCGTGGAATATATATGAAAAAGGATATGGAACTGGAGTTTTACCTAATATATTTGGTGCATATCAATTGAATATTTCTATTTTACAGAATGGCGAACAAGAAGCAAGTTTGACCATTTAGAATACGCTTTCGGTAATCATATGGAAAAATTCTTTTCATAATATATATGTCTGATGAACAAAAACCAAGTAGTATTCCAAGTTTACCTAATTTTTTTGATAATAAAACAAGTGATAATTTAAAACCAAGTGATATAGGTGTAACAAATAATGTAGACAAGAGTCAAATGAATGGAATTAACGATTTCTTAGAATCAAATAGTTTAGTAGCAAAATTTGCTTTTTTATTATTTGTCATTTTTATTTTTATTATTTTATTAAGTTTTGCAATTAATATTATTTCTTGGTTATTTTCTCCAGGAAGTAAAGAAAAATTAATTAATGGAATGATTAATGCAAGTTCTCAAATGTTGACATTTACTCAAGACCCAAATATTAGTGGCTCTAAAACAATTTATCGTTCTAATAATGAAAGAGGTGGTATTGAATTTACGTGGTCTGTTTGGATTTATATAAATGATTTAGATACCTCTTCGAGAAAATATAAACATGTCTTTAGTAAAGGAAATTATGCTCCTGATATAGAGGGTATTAATCAACCAAATAATGCTCCGGGATTATATATATCCAAAGATACAAACTCTATTATTATATTTATGAATACATTTAATGTAATTGATGAACAATTAGAAATTCCAGATATTCCATTAAATAAATGGGTAAATGTAATGATTCTTTGTAGAAATAAAATATTAGATGTTTATATTAACGGAATTATCACAAAAAGTTTAACATTGGTAGGCGTACCAAAACAAAATTATGGGGATGTTTATGTAGCAATGAATGGAGGATTTAATGGATTTATTTCTAATTTATGGTATTATAACTATGCTTTGGGCATATTAGCCATACAAGAATTAGTTAAGAAAGGACCCAATACAGCAATCAGTGATAATTCTGGAATGAATCTTAAAAATCCTGATTATTTATCTCTAAGATGGTATTTTAGCGGAAGTGATAATGAATACAATCCATAATAATAATAATAATAATATATATTAAATGGGAAATTCATCGAGTAGTTCTCAAAAAGATAAATCATCATGGTTGCCAAGTTTTGTTAATCCAACAACACCATCACCACCAGCACCTGCGTCATCAATTTTTAGTGGTACAACAACACCACCAGCACCCGCACCAGCACCAGC